CTCAAAGACGCTCCCGGCGAGGCGGTGAACCTCGTCCCAGTCCATGTTGGCGAGGTCCTCGGTGGACGGGACCTCGACAGCGGAGAACGACTTGCGGATGGCGGGAGCCTCGGCAGCGGACGTGCTGATGTTGTCGATGCGGGCGCTGAGGTCGCTCAGGGCCTTCTCGATGTTCGCCAGCGGGGTGCGCGCGTCGAAGGAGCGGGCCTCACGGGCCTGCGCCTCAGCGTTGAGTTCCTTGGCGAGGCGGTCCGCGAAGACCGTGCCGAGGGAGCCCTTGAACTGCTCTTCGACCGCAGCCGCCTTGTAGACAGCGTAGGCGGCCTCAAGGTCAGCGGGGGTCACGTCATCGGGGGAGAGGTAGCCCTTGGCCACGGAGCCGCCGCCAGAGTTGATGCGGCCGATGGCGTTCGTGGACGGGGAGCCGCCTTCCTGAGCGCGGCCCTTGACCTGCCCAGCGAAGTAGTCAGCACCGTCACCGATGGCCTCAGGCGTGGAGCCGAGGTTGGCCTTGGAGATGCCGTCGAAGTGAGCGCGAGCCGCGCCCGTGTCGACACCCTGCGACTTGAGGGTGTTCTCCATCCAGTTGAGGTAGTCGGCGGTGATGACGTCGGAGAAACCCTTCTCCGTCTTCTCATCGTCCTTTTCCTCTTCAGACGAAGACTCCTCTTTGGGTTCTTCGTCTTTCTTCTTTTCAGCCATGAATGGGGGCATTTCGCCCTTTTCCATGGCATCCAGTCGTCCGTTCAGCCTGTCCAGCACGCTGGACAAATCGCCCAACACATTGTCTTCGTTCGTCATTGTTGTGTCCTCCTTTAGTATTCGGAATGTGGCCTCTGGGTTGATGCCTTTCTCACAAATCGTCACCTCGTGCAGTTCCAACTTGGAGATTTCAGTGTAGTCGCCATGACTGGCGTCACTCTTTCGCATGCGCTTAAACGCCTGCCCACCAATGCTGAAGCCGCGAAGCGCGCCTTTGCGAATCTCGTTGGCCACTTCACGGGCCTTTTCGATGTCGTCGCGAAGTTGAATCACGACAAACATGCCGGCGTCATCGACACCGGACTTCCACACGCGACCACTGGAGTCCGTGTAGGAGGGGATAACCTGACCCACCTGAATGTTGGAGTGTGCGAGTTGGACGTTGCGGTAGCCGTCCGCCTTCATGAAGCCGTCAAAGGCGTCCTTGAGGGCTCCACGGGTAATGAGGTCGCCCTGCTTGTCGACCATCTCGACCGAAGCGTAGCCAGCGATAACGAGGTCGCTGTCCGACTTGACGATGCTGATGCTCCCGCCGTGTTGGACGGGGGAGGTTCGCAGCATCGCCGAGGCGCTCATTGTTCACGCAATCTACAGTCACACTACTTAACTACATACGGAAGACGGCCTTGTCGTCTGTGACCTCAAGGACGCCCTCTTCTGTAGGGATGACCATGTGCTTCGCAGGCTCGCTGTCCTCCGATTCTTCCTCAATGTCGGAGTCCTCTCCGGGCCGTTTTCTGTTGTCGAAATCGGGCATCGTCTTCTCATCGTGGAGGTTCGTCGGACCCATCGGGGATTCGATAGGAGTGGCGTAGTCGAAACCCAGACCCTTGGCACCTGCATTCGATGCACCCACTGCACCAATGCCGCTCTTCAGGAAACGCTCCAACGTCAGAATACCCTGACGCATCGCCTTGACTTTCTCCTCTTGCTCCCACCATGACGTGCCCTGCACCTTCTTCGGTTTGATGAGCGGCTTGGCTTCGCCGAACTCGTCCTCGTCTTCCTCGACCATCTCCTTGATGTCGACATCAGCCTTGAGCATCGCACCTGCAACAGGCGACCAGTAGGGTCGCTGGCTTTCAGCAAGGCGAACCAGATACGTGCTATCGGCCAGCGGACTGTGGGCTGTCCACATCGGACCGCTCTGCGTACACTTGTACAGGACGTGGCCCTGAGGCATGCTGACGCGAATACCACCGGGAGCCCGCGTGACTTCGCAGAGCCACTGGTCCTCTGCCTTAGCGAGCATGCTCAGGGTTTCCTGACTGACGAGGCCCTCGCCTTCCGCCTCTCCTTCGATTTCAGAGCCGGTCAGGGTGTAGACGGCTGTGTTGTCGGCGCCCTCTACCTTGCTGACGTTGGCGACGTTGACGCGCACGTGGTCGCCTTCGTTGAACTTCTCAGGACTGTTGAACGCCGCACCGACGTCCATGTAGGTCTCGCCATCAGACTCGACGGCGCGAGAACCGATGTGCTCTTCACGCGTCACCGGCCCAGTGCCGAGCCGATAGGTGTAGGGTCCTTCACCGCGCCGCTCCAGCACACGGAGCACCACATCTTTGCCGGGCTTGAGCAGCACCCACTTCGGGTGCCGCATCTCGCCAGCCATGTAGACGGACTTGGCATCGCGCAGCAAGACAGGCTCGTCGTCCTTCTGCAGGTTTTCGACCGTGACCTTGAGGCCTGCGTCGTCGGTCAAGCGCGTGTCGCTCGCACTGGGGATGTGGATGTTCTGCACGCCCTCCATGGCGCCGCGCAGGATTTTCATGCGGTCGTTGAGAGGCACGTCGTGCACCTCTTTCTCGTCAAACTCAATGACGTCGAAGATGTAGTAGCCGTCCTCCAATTTGATGACGTCGACGTGGTAGTCCTCGCTGGCCACTTTCGTGAAGTTCTCCTTGTCCTTGTCCGACAAACTGAACGAGTCAGACGTGACCTTGTCGTCCTCCTTCTTGACGAAGCCGCGCTCACCTTCAGGCATGGTCGAAACGACCCAGTCTCCGGTGAAGCCGCGCAGATGCTCCAAGTCGTCAAGGTCGAAGATACGGTGCATCGGCTGAAGCAGCGGGACCTTCTTCCCCAACTCCTTGCGAATAACGTCAGGGTTGGTCAAGCCTGCCAACTGCACGTCAAGGCCTGACTCGGACATCGTGATGTTGTGAGCGCTGCTGTTCCGGCTCATGCCCACGCTGTTGACCTTGAACTCAGCCGCTTCGTGCTCGGCTGTGTTCAGCGCCGCACGGGCGTCAGCGTGGTCAGGGTGTCGAAGCATGTGCATCCACGCAGCCGGAGCGACCTTGTTCCAGAACGACTCCAGCGGCTGAACAAGGTGCGTCGTCAACGCTCCGGGCTGCACGGGGAGGATGGACACTGTGCCATCGGGCTTGATGCGGAAATCAAAGTTGGGCTGCATCTTTCGCCCCATGCCGTGACGGTAGCCCGCTGAGTTGTACAGCGACATGACCGAATGCGTGTTTGGCCCGAACTTGTCCACGGGCACCGCGTTCATGCCTCGACGGGTCTGCATCACCTGAGCGGCTGGCTCGACTTCCGGTAGCCCCGTAATGATGGAGTCAAGTTGCTGAAGGGTGTTGAAGTACTCGTCTTCGTACTTGGCCAACTTCTGCTTCGCGTTGCCCATCGAAGAGCGCTTTTTGGTGAAGTCCTCCGAGCCACGGTCGTCCGGGTTATACGCAAGCGTGTGGGACAGGCCCAACTGAGCGTTGCGCTCTTCAGCACCTACGCCAAACGTGCGGTGGAGGGCTTGGACCTTCTGCTTGATTTCGTCTGCGCGGCCACGGTTGGTGCGCTTACGGAGGTCGCGGATTTCAAAGTCGATGTCGATGTCCGGGTGCATCTGCTTGAACACCTGACGCAGGGTCATCACAGGCGCGGTAGGCTGGCCTGAAAGCATCCTCGGAAACATATCGTGCTCCAAGTATTCCTCTGCCATCTTGACGTGGCGAGGGTCGTTCGGGTCCAACTCCAGCGTATCGAGGATGGCGTTCACGGCATCATCAACGCCGCCAGAAAGAATCATCTGCGGGTCGACCGGCGGCACTTGGCCTGCATCGTGCACCATGCGTTTGACGTCTGTGCCAAAGCCCGTCTGCGCTTGGCTACCGGCTTCGCTGAACTCGGTGGTTCCCAAGGTATGGATGCCGTGAAGGCGATGCGGCACACGGTTGAGGTAGTCGTTGGCCATACGCGCCCACTGACGCATGTTGGCCTCAACAGTGGCGTGCGGCAGGCTTGGGTCGAAAATGTGGGCCAAAGCGTCCGGGTCGGTCGTGCCGATGACGTCTTTCAAATGAGCACCTGCTTCCGCAATCGCCTGCGTATCTCCCCTCAACTTCTGATGCGTTGCTCGTACAGTAGCCATTTTCGCAGTGCCCTTGGTAGACCCCACATTCACTTGAAGCCCTACATCACCAAGCGTGGACTCCAACACGTCCATCTGCTGATTCAGGTCGATAAGTTCAGACTGCAACTGCTTTCGGCGAGTAGGGTCATCTGTAGCGTCAAGCGCTTCCTGCACTTGAGCCGACGCGTCGACAAGGCGGAAATACTCCTCTTCGTTGTCTTTGAGGGGGCTGGGCATCGACAACCGAGGAACAAGCCCACCTTGGAGCGCTCCGAACATACCGCCTTGCTCTGGCATCGAAAATGATTCTGTGCCGTACAGTGCTTCTTCGTCAGGATAAGGCCTCAAAGCATGCTCACTCTGAAGACGAGCAAGCCTTCGCTCGTACTCCTCTTTCAGCGCCTGCTGCTTTTCCTCTGAGTCGCCCGCCAACTTGGAGTACCGTTCGTACTCCTCATCAAGTGCGGCTTTCGCCGCCTCAAAGTTGGCTTCTTCAGGAACAGCGACCCGCTGGCTAAGCCGCTGCATTTCATCTGGATTGCGCAGCGGAGGCTGACCCATCAATGGGCTTCCGTGCTCCAAAGGCTCGCGCTGCGGGTCCATTGGCGCTCGACCGAAGCCAAGTCGATGAGCGATGTCGTAGTAGTGATACGCCCCGTGGGCATTGAAGGTCTCGTCGCTGAGAGCGCCGCCCTCGGCTCCGAAGGGGTTGCTGATTTTGATATGTTCAGGCGCAAGACCTCTCATCGCGTCGTGAGCAGCCTGTGCAGCATCCCTGTCTCCAGACTCACGGGCGTTGTGGTATTCCCCTTGAAGACGGTTGGCGTGCGCCGAGTCAACCGTCACATTGTGCCGTGTTGTCTGAGAGTTGAAACCGAACGTCCCCTGTTGGCTGGACGATTGAAGAACGTGGTGGGGTGAAAGGTTCGCAATAGCGTCGACGTCAGAGCCTTTGGTGTTGGTTTGAATTGTTTTGTCGCCCACTGCCATGTTCGCCATCTGAAGTTGCCGCTGACCAAACGGTCCCAAAAACGGCTCCATGGTGGCCGCTGAATCTGATTCTGGGTCATGCCGGTGCATGATACCGTTTCCTGTGCGTGAAAACAGCAGGCTCTCTTCGCGCTTGCCCCCTCTATTCCCACGAGAAGAAGCCATCTGAGCCTCGTACTCCGCCTCTTCTTCAGGCACCTCTTCCTCTTCGATACCAAAATCAGCCAATGAAAAGCCCCGCAAGGCTTCGCTTTCGTCTTGACTCTGCTGCTGCTGCTTGGGTGAGAAAAGAAGGCTTGCGTGGTGAAGGATGTTGAACAACTCGTTGGGGTTCTTGTGCAGGCCACCCATGCCGAGGTAGGGCTCAGCAAAGTACGTCTTGAGCGAATCGTGGTCTTCGGTCCAACCGTAAGCATCAGGGTCAACGTAGGTACCGTACATCCCAATGGCGTGACTACGAGCAGCACGTCCGGGCGCAGCCGTCTGGACACCTTCTCGCAACCGCTCCCGCATGATGGAGTCAATTTCTTCCTGCGTGAACTCAGGCTGCAACCCTGCAACCGGATTTCCGAACTGGTCCTTGGCCATCCAAAGGTTGCCCCACAGGGGGTGCTTCTCTTCTTCGTACAACTTCCCGTTCATGTCGATTCCCAGAAGAAGGCGCAATTCGAGTTCACCGAGACCGTTGCTACGAGCCTGCAAGTCGCCTTTTGCACGAGGACGCATTTCTTGCTGACTACCGATTTGAGCCAACTTGAGAGGATGAAAATTGCCGCTTGCATCAGATAGGGGAGATTCGTTGCCTTCTTCATCGCGGTCAGGATTCAAGACCGGCACTCGGCCGCCCACCATACGGTACTTCTCGACTTGTCTGGGGTCAATTCCTTCGTATCGAGCCGCCGTATCAAGGAACCTGTTGAACGAGTCGTATGCTCGCTCAAGTCCGTGTGCGCCACCGACGTCGGGGCGGTGAGAGCGCAGTGCATCGAGGTTGAAACGCTTCTCGGTGTACTCAGTCGCTGCCTCTGGAAGTCGGATAGGGCGGTTCATCATACCCTCGCCCGGACCCTTGGGGTCGCGAACCCACCAGTCGTAAAGCGGCGAAAACCTCTGCCAAAACGAGCGCTTGAAGCGCGGCATAAAATCAGGGTCGTTTGTGTGGCGCCCAAACCTGAGAGGGTTCTGTTCGTGCCTTGCAGCCCCATGCTCGCGCATGTACTCGTAGGCCTTTGCACGCTCTTCTGGCGTCAGCCATTCCATGCCA